AGCGGAAAAGGATTTCAAATAGGAGGAACTGACCCATTACGAAACTACCGACCTAAACCACCTAAGCAAACAGAAATACAAATAAACAACAGTTTGAATTACGTTAAGCCTGACGATTGTCCATTTTAAAAAGCAAGTATGAAAACAGTTAACAGTTTAAGCGGTGGTAAAACATCGAGTTATATAGCAGCAAATTATCCAGCTGATTATAACATATTTGCGTTGGTAAGAACAGATGACAAAAATTGTTTATTTCCTGATGCGAAAATTAGGCAAATTGTATCTGATAAAATAGGTAAAGAGTTTATCGGAACACTTGAAGAGGACATGATAATATACACAATGCTTGATTTGGAGCAGTATATTGGTCGTGAAATTGTTTGGTTAAGTGATGATACTTTTGAACACGTAATTAAAAAGCACAGCAATTATTTGCCTAATATCATGAGTAGATTTTGTACAACGGACATGAAAGTTTTTCCAATTGCACAATGGTGTTATGATAATACAGATTTGCCTATTGAGATGCGAATAGGTTTTAGAGCTAATGAAATGAGCAGAGCTAAAAATATGATTGAAAGACAAGTTGATGGTATTGAAAACTTTAAGTTTAGAGTAGGAGAAAAAAATGGAAGAAATAAATGGAAAGAACTTCCATATAGAATGACACGTTTTCCGCTGATTGAAGATGGAATTTTTAAGGATAAGATTGAAGCATTTTGGAAAGACAAGCCTGTAAGATTTGCATATCAAAATAACTGCGTTGGATGTTTTCACAGAAATGAATTGATGTTGAAGCACATGAGCGTAAAAGCAGAAAAGCAATTTGATTGGTTTGTAGAGCAAGAACAAAAAAACGGATGCACTTTTAAAAACGGAGTGACGTACGAGAAAATAAAAAGTCATAAATTGCAACTGGATTTATTTGACGATGATTTTCAGGATTGTGACTCAGGCTATTGCGGACTATAAAAACAAGAATTATGATAAACGATTTAGACCATTTACTAAGCCAAACACAAGTAAGCGCAATAATAGGCAGCTTGTCGATGGAGTTGAAGAGACTGGAGCAGTTAAACGAACCAAAACACGAACCATTTAGGATAGGCACAAAGAAACACCTAGAAGAAATGAAAGAGGTATTGATGCACTTGTTCGTCTCTGAGAAGGAATTAAACACTTTAAAAAGCGTTAACTACAACCTACATAGGGAAAACATGGAACTGTCTCGAAAGGTTGAGCAGTTGGAGATAATAAACAACAATCTAATGAATGGAATATGAAAAAGTACAAAGTATTAAACCTTTACGCTTGTCTAGGAGGTAACCGATACAAGTGGGATGAAGTAGCAAAAGACGCTAACATTGATTTAGAAGTAACGGCAGTTGAATTAGATGAGGAAGCTGCACGTTTATATCAGGAGCGTTTTCCTAATGATATTGTAATTGTAGCGGATGCACACCAATATTTGTTAGACCATTACAAAGAATTTGATTTTATATGGAGTTCACCGCCTTGTCCAACTCATTCAAAAGTTAGAATTTCACAAAAGAATAGAAAAACGTTTAAAAATGAATATCCAGATTTAAAACTTTATGAAGAAATTTTACTTTTAAAGCATCAATATAATGGGAAATATTGCGTTGAAAATGTTATTCCATATTATGAGCCATTAATACCAGCTCAAAAACGCGGAAGGCATTTATATTGGACAAATTTCACTCTGCCAAACAATATTGATAGAGAGGAAGGAAAGGGAATTGTTGGAGGTACAATAAAGGGAGAAGTTAATCTATTATGTAAGTTTCACGATTACGATTTTAGAAAATATAAAGGTGAGCAAAGAGTTGATAAAATGGCTCGTAATTTAGTAGACTATGAGGCTGGCAAAACTATACTTGAAACGGCTTTAAACATATACAAAAAGTCGGACATCAAACAAACATCTATTTTTGATTATGAGGTGTAAACACTGCAAAGAGAAATTTGAGCCTATACGCTTTCTCCAAAAATATTGCTTAGAGCCTGAATGCGTGAAAATATGGGTTGACAAAGAAAAGGAAAAGCAATGGAAAGATAAAAAGACGCGGTTAAAAAAGGAACTGATGTCTTTACAAGACTACCTAAAGATTGCACAACAAGTATTTAACAAGTACATTCGCGAACGTGACAAAGGAATGAGCTGTATATCATGCGGAAATGAGCCTAAAAAAGCAAACGCTGGGCATTATTTTAGTCAAGGCGGTCATTCAAATGTTAGGTTTAATGAGGACAACGTACACTTACAATGCGAACATTGCAATAGTTTTCTCAGCGGTAATTTACTGAACTACCAAATCGGAATCGAAAAGCGTATAGGCGGTGAACGGTTACTTGCATTGCATGAAATAGCGCATAAAACAAAGAAATGGACTGTTCAAGAGCTAAACGAAATAATCGAAACGTATAAACGTAAACTCAAAGAATTATGATATCCGATACAGCTAAACAAATATCAAGCATTGAACATATAGAACAAAGTTTAAAAACAGGAATAAGTGGAGAAGATAATTTTAGACTGGCTTGTAAAATAAATAATATAGATTGTTTTGAATCATCGAAAAATGAAAATATCTATAGCCATATTGATTTTTATATTTTAGGAATGTCAGTAGATGTTAAAGGTTATAAAAAAAGTCATTCAAAAGGATATGTAGTAGTAGAGTTTAAAAATGTAAATGGGTATGCTGGTAGTTGTTCAGAAGAGTCAAAAGCTGAATTAATTGCTTTTCAATTTGATTGTTATTTTTTAATAGTTAGAAAGAAAGAATTGTTAGAATACTGTAGGAAAGAAGTAAAGATAGAGTATGTTAATGAGTTTAAAGATTGCTACAAAAAACTTTATCAACGCACAGGAAGAAAGGATTTAATGACTATGTTGAGTATAAATGACTTGTTATCATTAAAATTTGTGATAAAAATGTATTTTAATTAAATTATTGTTATATTTGCGTATAACAAAAGCAAGAAAAATGAAGAATTATCTAGTAAATTACAGAGCTTTTTACGATGGTAAATGGCGCAAAGCAGTGAAAGTAGTAGCTGCGTACAGTGAATTAGATGCCTATGTAAAGGCGGACATTTGGCAACAATTAATAATCAACATAAAAGCAGAACAATGAAAAAGAAAGAGTTAACATTTGAAGAGGCGTTAGACCTAGTAAACCCTATTACACCAGTAGTAGAAGAACCAACAGTAGTAGGTAACATCTATCAAAAGCTATGGAGAGCTAAACAAGAAATCGGTAAAGTAGTTAAGGGTAACGACAATCCGTTTTTTAAAAGCCGATACGCTGATTTAAACACCATTTTAGAAGCTGTTGAACCATCCCTATTCAAACACGGTCTTATTTTATTACAGCCTTGTGTAGATAACATCGTAGAATCACAAATAATAGATTGTGAGACTGGCGATATGGTTACTTCATCTTTGGTGCTACCTGAAATTACAGACCCCCAAAAACGGATAGCTGCCGTGACGTACTTTCGGAGAGCGACTTGTCAATCACTTTTGAGTTTACAAGCAATCGATGACGATGGAAACACGGCAACCGAAGCGGTTAAAACACAAAAGCCAAGCATTACAGACGAGCGTTTAAAAGGCGCAATTACTTCTATACTTTCAGGTAACTATTCAGTAGACCAGTTAAAGGCACAATTTCAATTAACTCAGGCGCAGTTAAACTACTTAAACTCGGAACTATGACACCAAAGGAAAAAGCAATAGACCTATTCAATAAGTACTTTGATTTGGTAGAAGCGTATAGCGCAGAGCAGCAGCACGAGAATGCACGTTTAGCAGCATTGATAGCTGTTGATTTAATCCTAAGCGAATTTTATGCTGATGAATACTATACACTAGTTAAACAAGAATTAGAAAAGATATGAAAGACTTAAAAATTAGATGTTCAGCTATAGGTAAGATAATGACTTCCCCTCGTTCAAAAGGGGAGGTTCTATCTGCCACTACAAAGACGTACATTAAAGAGCTTGTACTTGAACACAAATACGGAATAAAGAAAGAAATCAATTCACGTTACTTAGACAAAGGAAACCAAGTAGAAGATATGGCTATTG